CTGGTAAAGCTTTCTCTCATTCCTATCCTGAACGTATGTGGGCACCAAAGTCTCAAGGCATTCGCTTTCAAACTGGTAACCTAGGTGATGCTGTAGAGCTACTGAAGAAAGACCCAAGCACTCGACAGTGCTACGTGCCTATGTGGTTCCCCGAAGATATTGTTGCTGCCAATCTAGGTGAACGTGTACCATGTTCCTTTGGTTGGCACTTTATGCTGCGTGGTGACCAACTGCACTGTTCATACCACATGCGATCCTGTGACGTAGTACGCCACTTACATAATGATCTATACTTTGCCAATCGCCTAACTATGTGGATGATTGAAAAAAGTGGTCTGGATTGCAAAGTAGGGTATCTTCACTTTTCTTCTACGTCTCTACATTGTTTCGAAAATGATAGATTCGCTCTAAACCAGCTAATTCTATAAATAGATGTGTAGGTCACGGAACTGCAATTCCCACCTACTCTAGAAACGATTAGGAGATTTCCAGCATGAGTATTTATATACCCGAAGTAGACTTTGATCCACAGCCGTATGTCGATCCTAGCTTTGACTTTAAGCCATTAGTTCTAACTGAGCAACAGTGGCAAACTTTCTATAAAGAAAAGCCCTCCGGCTACGTAAGTCAAAAAGGCAAAAAGAATCCTGCATATGGTGGCGGTTGGACTTTATCAGAAGAAACCAAGCAAAAGATGCGTCAGGCAAAGCTTGGAAAAAAGCTTACACAGTCGCATAAAGATAAAATCGGCTCCCACCATAAAGGTAAAGTTAATTCTGAAGAAACTCGAAAGAAAATGAGTGAAAGCCAAAAAGGCAAAACGTGGAAAATGTCTGACCGAGGCAAAAAGAATGTTTCTGAATCGTTAAAAGGTAAAAAATTATCTTTGGAGCATAAGAAACAAATAAGTCAGGGAATGAAGAAAAAATGGAAGAAAAAGAATACGATGAAGAAGACATCGATCGAGCAGAATATCTAATTGAAAAAGGCTACGTGGAAAATATAGAGGTTTACAACTTAGCCAAAAAGTTGTATAGTAGCAGAGTTAAATTAGAAGAGGATATGTGATGTGTGGATTTATTGCAGCACGTGATGTTGATAATGATCTAAGTGATATGATTCATAGCATATCATACAGAGGATATGGACCTGAATACAAAGGATATGAACGTACGCGACATGGCGTACAACTAGCACACTTTAGTCTGCCATTCGTTAATCTTGATCCGGCAGTAGCAGTACAGCCACGACAAGACCTGCACCCTAGTCTGTTCGTAGGTGAAATCTTTAACTACGAACAACTCGGCTATGAAACCGATATTGAATGTGCTGTAGATACGTACTTAAAGTCTGGCTTAGATGGATTTCACAACTTTGATGGATTCTGGACACTGGTGGTAGATACTCGCCAAGGACTGGTAGGCATTACCGACCATCTTGGTATTAAGCCACTATACTACCGTACTGATATGGAAGCTATGGCATCTGAACCAGATGTACTGAAGAAGTTTGGTCCAGTTACTCCTGACCTACACTTCCTATCGAACACGATGAAATGGGGCTATGACCCTGCACCTAATACTTCATGGAAAGAGATTAAGCAGGTACCACCAGGTCACTACGTTCTTAACGGTGTAGTTAAGCCTTACTGGGATTGGACTAAGGTAAGAGTTTCTGATCTTCGCTATGATCTTACAGAATCTGTACAGAATAGACTTGGGGGTCAGCGTGACGTATCGATCTTGCTGTCTGGCGGTCTAGACTCTACTATCATCTACGGTTTGGTTAAAGAACTTGGTCGTGACATTACTGCTATCCATGTAGACAACGGTGAAGAAGACTTTGCACGACTAGTAACTGAAGACTTGGTAGATGTTAAGCTGGATGACGTATCTCTCGAGCTAGCGGTAGAGATTCACCAAACACCAGTTGATCTTGGTTCTGTACGTCCACAAATCGCCATGGCTAAGAAGCTACGTGAGCTTGGATTCTATGCAGTTATGACTGGTGATGGTGCTGATGAACTCTTTGGTGGTTATCGCCGTGCAGCTCAATATGACAGCCAATATAGCGATATTTTCTCTGAGCTACCCTACTATCACCTTCCACGATTAGACCGAGCTAATATGAGGTATACGGTGGAGTTACGCGCGCCTTTTTTGTCTCCCAAGGTCATTAAGCACGCACTGCTAACACCATATAAAGATCGCAATGGAATAAAGAGGAGACTGAAAGATACGTTTAAGGATTTGGTGCCGCAACCTATCCTTGATAGGGATAAGCACCCGCTCAAGACTGAAGCTATTCGCACTAGTCCTGAAGAGCAACGTATGATTAACAACACTATCTGGGATTCACTTTATGGATGATGACTTCTACATGAACAAGTATCGCAAATGGGATAAGCGGTATATGGAAATGGCTGAACTGGTAGCTACCTGGTCTAAAGACCCGTCAAGTCAGATTGGCGCAGTGGCAGTAAACAATAAAGGTCAAGTACTGACTATGGGTTATAACGGATTCCCCCGTGGCATTCGTGACACTCAGCCCCGCTTAAAAAACAGGGAAGAAAAATATAAATATGTAGTACACGCAGAAAAGAATGCAATCTACAATGCCACCTATAACGGTGTATCTCTGCATGGAGCAACTATGTACGTCTACGGACTACCATGCTGCTCTGAGTGTGCCAAAGCAATCATCCAAGTTGGCGTAGCACGTGTGGTTATGCAAGGTAATCCAGACAATCCGCGTTGGAAAAAGTCTGTAGAAGATAGCATTGATATGTTCTCCGAAGCCGGAGTTAAATGGGGATTTATTGAAGATGAAGAATGAAGTACTGATCTTTGGGCATAGTCCATCGCCAAATAAGAAAGCCAATAAGAAGACTGCTACCATGAAGCGGCTAGACAAATGGTTTGGTATGTTTGGCTTAGGCTACAAGATTGTTAATCTGAATGACGAACCTAGTAAGAAGCTGAACTACGATCAGATTGATGACAGTCAATTGTATGAGACTGCAGCACGATACAAAAGGGTGTACAGTATTGGTGGAGAGGTAACCAAGTATCTAGATATGCTGAACATTGCACACCACCCACTGCCGCATCCTTCTCCAGTAAATCGTAACTGGAACCAACAAATGTCAGACGCTACGGTTATTTGGGGTTTACATAAAGACCTAGACGTGGTATGATACAGAAATCAATTAACTATGGACGTTGTTATGAAATACAGTGAAGATCGTATCCTTAAGGAAATGGATCAGTATATCCGGGGTACGTACGATAAGCACTACTCCAAGAACAAATTTCAAGCTACTGAGTTCATTATCGACTCTGGACATGGCATGGGCTTTTGTCTCGGTAACGTAATGAAGTATGCTCAGCGGTATGGAAAGAAAGGTGGACGCAATCGCGATGACCTGATGAAGATCGCACACTATGCGATTATGGCTATGCATGTACATGATTTGGAAGAGGATAATATGAATGCAAGCGAATGATATGCTCGAGGTGCTACAGAACTTCGGGTCAATTAACCAAAACATTGTTTTCCGTCAAGGACGAACACTTCGGACAGTATCTGAAGCTAAGAACATCTTGGCTAACATTGAACTAGACGAAGATATCCCGATTGACTTTGGCATTTACGACGCCAATGAACTTGTACGTGTTATGAGTCTGGTCGATGATGCTGAAGTTAATTTTGATATGGATTCACTGTCTTTGTCTGGCAACGGCTCTAGTATCAAGTACTACTACTCTGATATTGATATGCTGACTCAGCCGCCCAAGACTTTGATTACCATGCCTACACCAGATGTAACCTTTACCCTTACTGCCGAAACGCAGAATAAGCTAAAGCGTGCATCTGCTGCGCTTGGCCATAAACAGATTTCCATCGGGTCTGAGGATGGTATGGTCAAGCTTACTATTACTGATACGAAAAATCCTACTGCTAACCTGTTTAGTGTAAAGATCGAAGGCACTATTGACGGTGAGCTTCCTAAGGATTTGAATATCAATATCGATAATTTGAGATTGATGCAGGGTGATTACAATGTTGAGGTCTCGAATAAACTGATCAGTCGTTTCACCCACACTGATCGCAACATCCAATACTTTATTGCTCTAGAGAAAAAATAGAAGGAAACTATATTCATGAATGAAGCACAATTTCTCGAACTTGGTGCTAAGGTCTCTCGATCTTCCATCGCTATTATTGATGCAATCTCTCAACGAGGTGCATTCAAAGGTGAAGAACTTTCTACTGTTGGACAGCTTCGCGATCAGTGTGTACAATTGGTACAGCAGGTAGAAGAACGCCAACAAGAAATGGATGATGAAGAGGACGAAGAATAGTATGGACTGGCGTGAAGAATATACGCTAGAGCGTATTACATACAATCCAGATGGTGACGTAGACTCTCGTGTCTATCATACCTTTACCGCTGAAGAGCTCACCGAACTCCTCGACCAATTTACCTACTTTCTGATGGGTTGCTCTTACACCTACGTAAAAGGTTTGCAGCCTGTAAAAGATTAATCTGTTTACATTAACCCCTAACTGTGATACAATCCAACCTTTACTAATGAAGTAGGACACTATATAATGAAAGATGATTTTCTCTGGGTTGAACGTTACCGTCCAAAGAAGATCGAAGATTGTATTCTCCCGGAGTCACTGTCTGACACGTTCAAGCAGATCGTGACTTCGGGAGACCTTCCCAATATGCTGTTTACGGGTACTGCTGGTCTTGGTAAGACTACAGTAGCCAAAGCATTGTGCAATGAACTTGATCTGGATTGGATTCTGATCAATGGTTCTGAAGAAGGTAACATCGACACTCTTCGCAGTAAGATTAAACAGTTTGCATCCTCTGTATCCCTAACTGGCGGATACAAAGTAGTTATCCTTGACGAGGCTGACTACTTGAATGCACAATCATTCCAACCAGCTCTTCGTGGATTCATCGAAGAGTTTTCTAGCAACTGCCGGTTCATTCTCACCTGTAACTTCAAGAATCGTATCATTGAGCCACTGCACTCACGCTGTGGCGTCTATGAGTTTAACACTAATAAGAAGATGCTTGCCGAACTGTCTATGCAGTTTATGAAGCGACTAACCACAATTCTAGAACAGGAAGGTATTGAATATGATAAAAAAGTACTGGCTGAACTTATCATTAGGTTTGCGCCTGATTGGCGTCGGGTTATTAACGAGTGTCAGAGATATTCTCTCGGCGGTCGTATTGACACTGGCATTCTTAGTCTTCTTTCCAATAGCTCTGTTAATGACCTTATTGGATATCTCAAGGCCAAAGACTTCAAGAAAATGAGAAGCTGGGTAACGAACAACATAGATACTGACGCTTCCAGTATATTCCGGAAGATTTACGATACTATGTACGACACTATCCAGCCTAACAGTATTCCTCGTACCGTTCTAATCCTTGCTGACTACCAGTACAAGAATGCTTTTGTGGCTGACCATGAATTGAATGTTGTAGCTTGCTTAACAGAACTAATGGCGGAGGTAGAATGGAAATGAAAAATCAGCTGACCCTGTACACCCAACCCAATTGCATGTACTGCGATATGATGAAGACTAAGCTGGATCGATGGGGTTATCGATACGAAGTGGTAAACATTGGGCTAGACGAAGCCGCAAAGTCTTACATTAAATCTGAAGGTCATAAAACCGTACCTCAGCTCTACTATGGTAGGACGCACATCAATCCTAACATCAACACTGAGGAATATACGCAAAGCATTCTTGAACAATATATCGGTCACTTGGATGATGTGAAATGAAAATAGGATTCACCTGTAGCACTTTTGATCTACTGCATGCTGGACACATTATGATGCTTCGTGAAGCCAAATCTGTATGTGATCATTTGATTGTAGGTCTACAGGTCGATCCTAGTGTTGATAGACCGGATAAGAATAAACCAATTCAAAGCCTGATTGAAAGATACACGCAGCTTCAGGCAGTTGAATATGTTGATGAGATTATCGTATATCAAACCGAAGAAGACCTTGACGACATTCTTAGACTGTATCCTATTAATGTACGCATTCTAGGAGAAGAGTATAAGACCCAAGACTTTACTGGTCGTGAGACCTGCAAAGCTCGTGGTATCGAATTACACTTCAATAAAAGAGACCATCGATTCTCGTCATCAGATTTACGTAAAAGGGTTTGCGTTAATGAATCCATTTGAATTTGTAAAAGCCATTAACAATAAGAAGAACATCATCCGGGATGACTTGGATGAAAAGTCCTATCTCCCTTACATGATTAACCACACTTTCTCTTACTTCCCAGATACTGTACTTCTGGCCAATGAGATGAACACCAACCACCATCTTGATAATAAGCTTCAAAACGATTTTTTTATAAATACTATACGAAAGAATCCTAAGCGCTTTTCCAAATGGAACAAAGTAAAGCACGACGGTGATTTTGAAGCGGTGAAAGAATATTATGGGTATAGTAATGATAAAACTCGTTCTGCTCTTTCACTACTTTCTGCTGAACAAATAAACATAATTAAACAGAAGGTGGATCATGGTGGAAGAAAAGGAAAACGCGCCAGTTGAATGGTCGCCTCAGGATATGCTCGAAGTTACACTTAACGAGCCAGATGATTTCCTGAAGGTCAAAGAAACACTTACTCGTATCGGCATTGCATCACGTAAAGACAAGAAGCTTTACCAGTCGTGCCATATCCTGCACAAGCAAGGTCGATACTTTATCACACATTTCAAAGAGCTGTTCCTCCTAGATGGTAACAAGTCTACACTTGAGCTATCAGATATTCAGCGTAGGAACACTATTGCAATGCTATTATCTGACTGGGGTTTGTTGACAATCGTCAATAAAGAAAAGGCAAATGACACTGCACCTCTTCGTCAGATTAAAGTTCTTCCATTTCGTGAGAAAAACGAATGGGAGCTACTTCCGAAATATAACATAGGTAGATGATCATACGGAAGTAATTGAAGTTATCTTTCCGCTCAGCGTAGAGATAAACAATATAAATATTATTGGATGCCAATTATGGGTCCATATTTCTTGCTTTAATTAGGAGAATTCAGATGACAAATAATCAAAAGTTCGCTCGCTTTCCTCGTGCCGCATTCGTAGGTTTTGACCAT